CGACGCAAGAAGGATAGGATCTGCTTATCCATGTACCAGACACAGCGACCGAACGAAGCGTTCGGGATCTCTGTTAGAGCCTGATGCATGAGATCATTTAGATCCGCACCGGTGGTAATGTCGACAGTCAGCAGGGACCGGTCGATGTTACAAATCCGAACCACATAACGCCAGTCACGGACAGTCAAGCCCACGTCCCAGCGGTAGTGCGTCCGGTATGCTTCCATACGGCCGTTGCTGCCATCAGCATTTTCAATGGTCACCTGACCCTTGTCGGTCTGTTGTAGACCGGCTTTGGAGCCTTTAGGTACGATACCATGCGTCGTATTTGGCGACCAACAGATCAGCCAGATGGATGCATTGTCAGCCCCCGTTCCGCCAGCTTTGATGACGTTGTCACCGTTCGCAGCAGTCGAGGAGTTGAAGCGAGGAGCGAAGCCGGTAAACTCTTCCGGCGATACTGCCTCGTCGCCGTACCACAATGTGGCTGCGACTTCTTGGTTCATACCCTCGATGTGAGGACGATCTTCCTGCAGACGGAACGCAGCTGGGTCACCAGCCATGTCTACGAGTGCAGCGTCCACTTCGGCGTAGTCTTCGAGCATGCCACACGTGTCCGTGACCTGTACTGCCCGCGACTTGGTTGGCTGAACGCCACCATAAAGTTTACGCCATGTTGGGGATGGGAGACCAGAGCGCACCGAAGAACGGTGCCCTGTAGTCAGATTGCCTTCTAGCCATGTCATGTCCAGAAGGATCTCGTTGGTCTGGTTCAGGATCTCGACCACGTCGGCAATGGAGCCATCAGGGTCGGTAACCTTCGCCAGATCAGCGAGGGTCGGGTTCAAAACGCTAAGTACGGCCATGTGGCCCTCCTATGCTATTCCTTTGCGGGGAACATCGACGGATACATGCGTTGAAGAGTGCCCTCTGTTTCTGTCTTCTCGTTTCCTTCGAGGAGAGAGGGGTCACCCAACGCTTTGCCGATGCGGGTGAATGCACGCAACACAGCAGGGTGATTGATTAAGGCCAGACCATTCGGGTTCTTTTCGGACGGTGAGCGCATGACCTCGAGGAGGTCCTTGTCACCGAACTGTCGGATGGTAGCTTCTGCGATCGCAGCGTTCTTGGTAAAGTCGGCACCGCCGATTTCCTTGTCCGCTTTGGAGGCATCGCGCCATCCGGTTACCCGTTCGTTCCATACATCAACCGCAGCACTTTCTGCGTCTTGCGTACGAGACAGGTCATATTCACCCGAGGTCTGCATCGTCTTTAGCATCACCAGCGGGGGGCTTGTCAATAGGCTTGCCGTCAGCATCTAGCTCGGGCTTGTCGTCTGCGGGCAGGTCATCGATTAGTGGTTTATCGTCTACGTTGTCGTCGACTGGGGGCGTATCAGCCATGGAACTCATTCTCCTGTAGCATTTTGATGTAGTTATTCGGGTTGTGGCTCCGGACCTCGTCCAAGATATTCAACCCGACCGATCGTGCGCCTTCGTTGAAGGCAGTGTCGTCACTGTCACCAGACACGTGGCTGATCCGGCCAGCGTGGCAAGTGTTGAAAATAGTCTCGTAGATCCAGCGACGGCCGCGCGGTTCTTTCATGATGTACCCGATATCCTCGAGCATATCGATGTACCGCTTCTCAGCCTTCTTGATGGCCTCTGGATCTTCGCTGTTGGTCATTACTGGGAGGCTCCTTGCAGTAGCTGGGTCAGGGCGTTAGGCGTCTGGGTGTCTGTCTCGGACAGCACCTTAGCGGCCTGTGCGCCGGTCTGGGCAGTTTGGGCACCCATCGCTGCGTTCTCCTGTGCGGCAGCTTCAGCTGCTGCCTGTGCACGGTCAGCGCGGATCTGATCCACCTCTGCCTCGTCGCGCAGGATCTTGGGACTGTTGCCCACGATACCGCTGTACTCACGGAAGGCTTCATCAGCGTTGATGTTGTCGGTGATCTCCGTGAACACGGCCGACAGGTTGCCAGCCAGACCGAACGTACGTTCGATGCCAGTCGCGGCGACAGCCTCCTGCGCCTGCGCCAGAAGCGAGACGTAGCGGATGTCGATCTTCACACCGAACAGTGCCTCGGGAGGTGGAGGCAGCATGCCCGATGCGAAGGCACGATCGAAGGCGTCATCGATCAACGGGTCGAGATAGTCAGTGTTCAAACGCTGAAGGACTGGGCCAAGCAGGACCAGCTTCTCCTCGTGTCTCTCGACCACCTCAGTGGCAGTGATCTGCCGGCGATCGGAGTTGATCATCATGGCGAACAAGTCGGCGTAGAAGCCGCGCTGTATCCGGAGCTGCACCTCTGCAATATCCTGCTGCATCTCACCTAGGCGAGGCTGCACAAGATACGCAGGCTCGAAGCCTGACTTGCCATTCTGCGGGTCAACGTATGTGACGCCGGCAGGCATGGTAGACGTGGGCTTCCCACGCATGTTGTTGGAGGCCACCATCGGCGGGCTGACCATCTTGTCGATGGCCTGAGCCTTGCGCTTCTGCTGGTGCTGCAGCTGCTTGATATCGCCGAGGCTCTCCATGGCTGGGCTGGTGCCGTAGACGTCGCCGCCGAGCACATCCCAGCGCGGGACATAGAACGGTTGCTTGTCGTATCCGCTGTCCTGAAGCAGGACATCGTTGTCGGCACCGACCTCGAAGTAGATGTCAGCGACTGCGCGGTTGGCACCGTCGCGGCGATCGGGGTCGATCAGCTCCTTGCGGCGAGGCTGGATCATGTGAATGACCGGCACAAGCTCGTCGTAGTTCTTGTGATCCCACAGGGATTTGACCGCCTTGGAGACCTTCCACCAGTCCTCCTTGCCGGTCTGTTTGTTGATGACGAACTGCTCAACCATCTGCGAGACAGTGAGCTGGAACTCTCGGCCGAGGGTGTCGACATCACCGAAGTCATTCTCTGCGATCACGTACTCGCCGGCCGTGAAGGGGCGGTAGTGCAGCAGACGATCAGGGTGGTGACGACGCAGCACCGGAGAGGTGCCAAACGCGCCAAGCTCGGTGTAGACGTTGGCAGCTGAGGTGTAGAAGTTGGAGCTGGACAGCAGCATGCGGATCACCCGCTCGCTCTCTCCGAGCCAAGCCTTGACGCCTGCCTGCGCCATGATGTCCTCGTCAACCTCGAGGCGGAACCACGGTCGCGCCGGCGAGGTCAGGCCAGACATCATGCCAGCTGAGAGCACGCGCAGGGCCTGTCCGCCTGTGCTGTCGATGATCTTGGTGTTGCGCTTCCGACCCCTCGAGCTTTGTGCTTCCATGAGGTAGCGGCCGCGCCGAGGCAGCAGGTTGTCGGTGATCTCGATCCAGTGGTTGCGCCAGCTGGTGCGATCGGTCTCAAGCTTCTTGAACCGCTTGAACGAAGAGCCACGCTTCCCGTGTAGGGGCGTGTCCATGAGGCTATCAGATGATGCAGCAACCATTAGCTAATTCTCCCCTCGAGGATGATGTGGAACTCTGTCAGATCCGTCAGGTCGTCACGGATGCTCAGGCGGAACCGCTCTGTCGAGGTCAGGGTCAGAGGACCACCGAACTTGTCAAAGCTCAACCGCGACATCAGCACCGCGTCCGTAGACGAGCCGCCGTAGTCATCGAGCCTGACGTCGTACGCCAGTGCTCCCCAGTGGCTGTTGTTCTTCAGTGCTTCACCGTCCAACAGGTCGAACAGTACGCTATCGTCTGCCACCTTCTCCACCTGCAACAGCAGGCCGTTGGTCAGGGCAGAGAGAGCACCGAACGTCGAGGGCGCGAAGGCCACCGCCCCGTCCTGAATGAACATCATCATGCGGTGGATGTGGTAGACCTTGCCCTCTTCAGGCTGCAGGTAGAAGTCCTTGGCAGCAACGTCGCCTTTGACCGCGAGGACCTTGTCGCCGCTGCCGTCACCGACGGTGTCGAGCTGCCTGATGAACAGGTTGCTTGGATAGGTCATGGCTTAGTTCCCCGTTAAGGATTTCAAAGCTCGCATCAGGCTGCCGATGCCGTTGTTGCCGGTAGTCTCTGCACCGGTAGTCTCGGACTTGGCCTTGACGGTGCCAGCGATGCCACGGGCGTTGCCGGTGCGTCGTTGGAGCTTGGAAAGCTTGGATGTGTCAGGGGTGAGCGGTGTCTTAGGCACAGCTGGGGGAGGTGGGGGAGATGAAGACCCTCCGCCTCCGAATGCTGGGAACCTCAGGTCAAGGCGTAGTTTACGCATGGTACTTCTCCAATGTGAATGCTGCGCACGTGTGCACGCAGCTGTTGTGGGGTCACAGCCCAGCTCCTCAGTCCGAGGAGGGCCTTGGTGTAACCGACGCAACTGTTCATCAGGAAGGGGGCGTAACTGATATCTTCAGGTCGGTAGTCAACGGCGTAAACGTCAAAGCCGTGGATCTCGTAATCAGCCTCGATGCTGACGTTTAAGCCGTCAGCATCGAGGTTGTGAGTGATCCACATGTTGGCATCCTCGTCCAGTATCGCGCACAGCACGTGGCGGCAGTCACTGGCTAGAATGCCTGCTGCCCAGTGTGCGTTATCGCGACCGAAGATGACTAATGCGCTCATGGATCAGGACCCTAGTCGTAAACGCGGTGCATGTCGAGTGGCGTGCGTATCACCGCTGCGCCCCCCATCAGCTGGCTCATGGCCTTGCGCTTGGCGATGGTCATGCGTTGGCGCATGATCAGGATGTCGTAGCGACGCTGGCGTTGGCGCGTGATCACGTCCGAGGTGGGGGTGTTATCCCACTGGGCCTTATGCTCACGCAAGCGACGGGCCGCCCTTAGGCGACCTGACGAAGCGTTGATCCGGATGTCCTCTGTTCCGGTCCATCGCTTGATGGTGTCGGTGACTGGGGCTGAACGACCCATGTCCTCTTGCGCGTTGCTGGAGAACACGGACATGACGGCCGCCATGGCCGAGCCTAGGAACGTGCGCTTGCTGTTGCTCATGTCAGGTGCTTCGTTGCGGCTTTGACAGCCCACATCGCTCCATCTTCGATCGCAGTCTGGGCCAGCGCACGGCACCGGCGCACCTCGTCGGTGACCTCCGGACGCAGGCGCTTGCCATCTGCGCTGTCGTCGTTGATCTGGGCGATCAGGTCGATCAGCTCGGCCGCGCGTGACTTGATGGCGTACACCATGCTGATGTCGCTGGGGTTGAACTTGATCCCGACCCTGTCCTCACCGAGCGTGGTGGTCTTGGGTGTGGTGTTCGCGCTGGGGTCGTAGCCGCCAGCTCGAAACGCTGCTGCATCCTCGCGGGCTTCCTTGTCCTCTTTGAACTTCGATGGGCTATCTGGGTAGCCTTTGCTCATGTCGATTGGCTCAGTCATTGGTCTTCCTCTCACGTGTTGAACGGGTCGTACTCGTGCTGCGAAGTTTGGAACTGCGCACCATCGTATCCGGCCCTGTTGGGCACTATGGGTAGTGCATACGTCAACGCCAGTGCATCGGCAAGGTCGGGCGAGTGTAGACCTCGCTTCTTGGCGTCGTCCTTGCTCTCAAGCTTCAGCAAGTTGGTCGTGGTAAATCCGTACTCGAGGCTGGTCAGATCCACGCGTAGATCCTCGTCGTCTGGCAGCCTGACACCCTCCTTGAGAGCGTCTCGCATGTTGGCCCACATCTGCGATCGCATGTTGTACATGCCGGTCTGCGTGGGCTTGGCACCGAAGTTAATCTCGATCACATCGAGGCCCAGCTGCCGGCACCTGTCGATCACACCGCCACCCACGCCACCGCCATCGACCAGCACTGCGTCTGGGTTCATCTTGTTGGCCAGCTCGACCACTCGGGCAGCCAGCGTCATGGTATCCATGCCACGGTATCTCCAGTGGCCTTGGCTCTCTGCATCGCGGCCTTGGCGCATCCAGATCACGCTCTCGTCCTCGCCGAAGCGGGCGACGTCAACGCCCATGACCAGTGGATCCTGAGGACCCACGACCACGTCGAGGTGCACGTTGTCCTCGTACGAGCTGGTTGGTATCAGCTGCAACGAGCCAGCGTCTGGGAAGATCCCACGCACCCTGACCTTCACGAAGTCGCTCTCGACCCCGTAGTCCTCGATCCACTTGTCGAACAGGGCCTTGTTGGTCTGCTCCACGTCGCG